CTGGATTTCGATGAGGGAGAGAATGTGCAAGTTAAATTCCCGACAGCTAGTGCGGGCACATTTGAGGGTACTGTAGCCCTTCTCAAGGGTGCAAAGTACGAAAGTGCAGTAGATCCTAATGCAAATGCGATTTTGAAGCGAATAAGAGATGAACTTAATGTCCAGGTGTTCAGTGTGGAGTGCGAAGGCTCAGCTCTGTTTGGAATTGGTGTTGGTCGTTATATTGTATTCCCATCTCATTTAGTATTTGGAAAAGATGAGATTGTTTTATTCAAAAGATCCACAGGTGCGGCAGTGCTTGGTAAGGAGTGTTATTTAGCACGTGTTGTCAAATATTGTAAAGATTGGGAATTATGTGGAGCAGTAATTCTACCTCTGAAAGACCCAGAGTATAAGAAAATTACACCAGACAATAGACCGACTCAAAATCTGACTTTTCCTTTGAGCGCTTTAAAATACGTACCTAAAGATCATGACATCGGATCAAGATCATTGACTAAATATTGCTTGCAGTATTTACCAAAACAGGGCTTTATCATACCGGGTATGATTTCATATATCAAGAATTATGAAGGCAAACTGTCAGGAATTAATGTAAAATGTGAAATTTTTGCGATGCAGACCCTACCTATGATGAATGCTCAAACTATCCCTGGGGATTGTGGTGGAGCTGTTGTTATGTTACATCCAAGTGCAACTAGAAAATTGATTGGAATGCATATCGGTTCGGCATCTAATGTTGTAACAATGAAAGATGGATGTTTGGATAGCAGATCAACTGGTTTGATTGCCATTTTGAGTTTGGAGCGTTTGCATGTTTTGACAGAAAAATCATATGCATCTGAAGGAAATTACCAATCTGGGACTGGATTTCCAAAAGTTACGTGGGCAAAACCTAATAAATATGATAATTTTCATACGTTGATATCTGATTCTGATATTGGTGTCCATTTACCAATTGATAATGATGATTCAATAAAATATTATGGAGATTTGGAGAAAAATCAACCTCCATGTGACGTAAAAGGAAAGACTGATCATTATAAAACTCCATTTTATGGTTGTTTTGAAGAGACAAAGAAACCATCCGCTTTAATTGAAGCACACGTTCCTGATACTTCAAAATTGCTCAATGATAGTCGTGGTAATCCATCTATTTTAGTTACTCAATTATCGGGTTATGCAGGAAAAACTTATGAAATACCCGCTAATATTATGTCCACTATGATTGAACAACTGAAAGAGTATATGATTGAAGTTATGCAAGGTCATGCTATGGGAACATCATCGAATAGCAAAACTGCGATGTGGGAAGCTTTGAACGGACAATACTTCAACGATGATTTCGATAAGTTGAATGAAAAGAGTTCAGCAGGAATACCATGGACCAATCTCGGAGCTACCACTAAAAATAATTTCTTGGAGAGAAAACGAATCTTAAATATGTATCGAACTTCTGGTGAAGATAAATTCGTTGAAGGCTTTTATCTAAAAGATGATAAATTGACTAAATACTTTAAACGAGTGTTTAACAACAAGATTGAGCAAGCAAAGAACCTTAAACGTACTTTTAGTATATGGAAAGCATGTTTGAAAGATGAGCTTCGTAAAGTAGAGAAAGTACATTATGGGACAACAAGAGCTTTTATAGCGCCTCCAATGGAATCTTTCTTGATGGGCAGATTTCTTTTTGGTAGATGGAAAGCAGCTTTCAAATCTAATCAAGAGAAGCTATTTCACGGATTAGGAATTGATATGAAATCATTGGATGTGACGGATTTTATTTCAAAGTTCAAGCAGTATAAATATTTCATGGATGTCGATTATAAAAATTTTGACCAGAAGTTATTAGCACAGTTTATCAAAGCAGTCGCAGTTATTATAATCGAGACTATTCGTCATT